CTTGGTTCGAGTAGTAACTTCCTGTTTTGCTGTTAGCTTAGCAGGTGGTTAATCAATACATCCATAAAGGAGGATTGATAGCATGTCTGATTTATCAGATCTGCAAACCAGTCTCTGCAAAGGCTTACGAGCGTGCGGGATTCCAAAGGCTCAGTCTCTCGAGCTTGTTAACACTGTTAGCAAGTGGTACTGCGAAAGCGGACCAGAGTGGACAAATTCTCGTATCAAAGACCTTCGTCAATGGTATGAGACCACTTTGACAGGTGAACCGAAGCCTCCGGAATGGTTTAGACATTCGAAAGACGGATACCCGTTAGGGATCTGGTCCTGGGTGTTTAAGCTACCTATTGCCAAAGCATTGGGTGTGTTATCACTCAATACTACACTCTATGAAAAATCATTGAGTGCTTCCCAGAAGGAGAAATTCCTTCATGGGTTGGAAGGTAATGGGAACCAAGATATGGGGTACCTTAAGCAGATGCTCAAGGCACCGTTCACGTATTTTGCTACGTCGAACTGCAGGGTCCCCAAGATCCAATTTCCTACCCTCTTTGATATGAATGGGTCTATACCTATTCATGAGGGCCAGTCGACGGTGCATTGCGATGAAACACTCGCAACCGCACTAAAGGCTTTGCGGCTATCCTGGGAATCTGTTCCCCAGGTGACCTTCGACTTTCTGGATCGCCAGAACTTGCTTGGCTATATGCCAGTAAGTGTTGTTGGTAATGAATACCAGCTCGAGTTGAATCGTCCACATAGCCCAATTGTCGGTAGGGTAAGCGTTCTACAACAACCGCAACTTAAAGCGAGAATTGTAGGGAATCCTAATCGGGTTCTTCAAGTAACGCTTGAGCCCCTTAAAGCTGTTTATATGACAGCTTTAAGAAATCTTCCAACTGATGTTACACATGATCAGGAATCAGGTGTACATTGGGTTCAGGACATGCTAAGGCAAGGTATTGAGCTTGCTGGGTCAGATTTGACCTCAGCGTCTGATTTACTTGATATCAGATGCTGTCTCTACCTTGTAGACTCAACCTTTGGTTTCCAGAGGCTTGAGGGATACAAGGACTACGAACGCTACTTCTATGAAGTTAGTCGATCGCTTTGGTATTGTCCAGCTCTTGGATGTAATGTCCAATGGAAGCAAGGTGATGTCCTCGGAACAGGCCCATCTTTTGGGTTGCTGTCGCTAACAAATAATGCGGCAGCTCTAGCAAGCTTTTGGCAG